CCGGCTGCAATTTGCGCGGGAGTAAACAGTTTGATGTTTTCAGCATTGCGCCGTTTAGCATCTGCAACACACGCCCAAGCAGCTTGTTTACTGCAACCGTCTTCGAGATCTTTAAACGTCTTTACCATTTTGTACTCCTTAGTACTGTGTTTACAATAAATGTATTATACGACTTTTTGGACAAACGGTCAACCGAAATGTGACTCTAGGCACTCGACCATACAAGCATCGACTGTAACAAAAGTATTACATTTTTTGGCCACTTGGGCTGTGGACAAAAGTGCTTCTGCTCGCTGGGCCCAGGCGCCGCCAGTGATCCGGATCATTAACAGTTCTTCACTGCAATAGTCTTTTGCTTGTTCGCGAGTCAGTGGTTTGCCCCAAAACCATATTTTTGCGCCAGTCCAATTAGCAATCACTTGTTCACATTCTCGCTCAATACGAGCACGACGAGCTTGGAGGTAGCTTTCACAAGCTTGGACGACCAGTGCGGCGGGCAGTTGTGCAGAACTCATACAGACTCCTTGGAAGTAATATAAAAGGGTTGATCATGAGCACCCAGGGTAGTGTATACCACTTCACGCACTGCGGTGTCCATTGCTTCGCCAAAATCTTCTTGCTTGGCTAGTTCGCGCAAAGCACCCAAAGTCTGGGCCCAGGTCAAGCCGTTAACTTGAGCAGCTACTACAATGCCATGCACTGCAACGTTACCAAGTTCAGTATACATGCTGTAGTCTGGCACTATGCTACCAGACAAGTCATAATCGATATCGATGTACATATTAGTCCTTACGCCACAAAGTCAAAGATATAACCATAAGAGCCATCTGGGCTGATTTGAACCTTGCCCACACCGTAGTCTTTTGACAACTTGTGAAACACCTTGCGAGCTTCTGCTTCGGTGCAGATAACACTGAGCGAGCCACAAAAGAATTCTGCCGCGTTGTCAGATTTGAGAACTTGTGCAACCTTTTCCAACACTACTGTTTCAAAGCCCATTTGTAACTCCTGTTTGTTTACGCTATGTGTATATTATAACAAATCGGACAAGTTGAGTCAACCGAATTTTACAAAACTTCAACTTTGAACATTTTGAGCGAGCTGTCATCACCAGTGATTTGAACCTTGGTTTCAAATTTCACACCGCGTTGTACAGGAATACGCAGAGTCAACCAAGTATTCAAGAACCCTGGCTTGGCAGTAGGACCAACTTTGATGTTATCAACAATTGCTTCACGAGTGCCAGCTGCGCTAGTGTAACGAATCTTGTTGCCAATTGCCAGTTCCATAATCTGCTCCTTGTTACAATACATGTATTATAACACCTTTTGGACAGACCGGTCAAGGAGAAACCCGACACAGGGCCGGGTTTCCTGGGGGTGTTATTGATTACTCAATAACTGCGTAACGTGCAGTGTTGATCGTTGCCAACATCACGTTCACAGGATCCAAAGATTCTGCGCTCAAGATGCTTTGCATGATAGCTGGACTGAACCCAGAAACCAATGCAACACCTTTCTTGTCGTGCTTGACAGGAACGTTACCTGCGCGAGCCTTCAAGTTCCAGAACACAATGCTTGGAACACTGTATCCTGCTTCTGCGAACTTGCGTTCAATCATCTGCATTGCAGAGTCATCGTGCTTGGCACAGTGGTTAAATTCCATGTCTGACATCACAAGGATGTACTTGGGCATGTCTTCGGCCTTGACGCCGCCTTTTACAGCGTAGTTTAGGACGCACTGGAAAGCAGCATGCAAATTGGTGCTCATACCCCATTCAGCATTTTCCAACTGATTTAGCTTGTCGATCAGGTTGCCCTTCAAGACTTGCAACTTTGGCTTTTCGCTAAAAGTCAAGAACATGTCCTTGAACGGGCCGGTATTCTTGTCTGCAAGATACAGACCAAGAGACACAGAAACATCCATGCAAGTCAAGTTGGCGTTACCGCCAACTGAAGTGCTCATAGAGCCCGACACGTCACAAACTGGCAGAACCAATTCATCACCAATGTAGTTAGGCAATGCATCCCACTGGGCTTGAATTACCTTGTCGTCACCGCCATGCTTACGACTCTTAATGACATCGTAAGGATAAACCGCACCTGCGTTGACCTTGGCGTCGCCGGTGGCCAACTTAGACTTGTAAGCTTCGTAACCTGCAGGGTCGTGCTTCTTAAAAGCCTTTTGGTAACGTGCTGCTGCCAGGCTAGGAACATGGCTGTAATTGATTTCTGGCCATGTGTTTGCACACATTTGAGTTTCAACTACATTAGTCAACTCTACAAGACTCTTGCGGTAGAACTTGGGGCTCATACCAAAAAAGTTGCGAATTTCGACTGCAATTGGGCCTTGCCGTGGCATCCACTTGGCAGCAAGACCGTTGCGTTCACGCAATGCGTTACCGATCAACACATATGCCTTTTCCTTGAACTCTTTGGTTTGGAAAATCAGCAAGTCATCCCAACGACCAAACTCTGCCAAGTGTGGCAAAATGCGGTTCAGTTGATCAGGATAGTTCTTTTCGAGGCTCAAGAGGATCTTACGAACCACTTCGCGCTCACCTGCACCACCCCGGACGTCACGTGCCCACGCCAGCATACGCATAGCAAGGGTAGAGTCTTCCATTAGAGCGCGAGTGAACTGTGCTGACAGGTCCTGGCCGCGGCTTGCGCCAATGGCAAAGAACAAGTCAACCAGAGCAGACTTTGAGCTATCAAAGGTCTTCATACCGTTTGCAGTACGAGTTTCCATTTGAACATTATTGACGGCGTTTACAAAAGTATTCATGTTTTCTTTCAGGTTACAAATTAATTGAGTGCTGTATATAACCTATACAACAGGATGAGCGTACCGGTTTGTTTATTTTCTGGTCTGACCAATTATAGTACTCAGACCCTATCAACAATTCATGTTGACTAATTTTGTATTGTGTCTGTACAAACATCATATATGTCTTTCCATAAGTCGTCTATTCCTTCGGGTCTAGTTTCCTAGAACAGTATTTCTACTGTGTTCTGCAACCACCTTCTATAGCAATAGTTCAGAGTATGTTTTAAGTTGCCGGAATCATCCTAAAATTTAACAGGTTAGTTTCCTACTTTTTGTTTTTATCGAGGAAAATATCGAAAAGCCTCTATCTATAACAATCCCTTGCGAGGTATGTAGTAGCAATACATTGTATTATGATGTGCTGTAACTAACCTAAAAATCTTTGTTAATTGCTTAACATGTATCTATTGTATGCGATACTTTCAGTAGTGTCAACAATTTTTTAACACTACTTTGTCCGTTTTATTCACGGTTGGGGTGAGCTGGGTACTTGCGTGTCAGCCAATCCAGTTGCTCACGAGAAGGATTCGGCTCATACCAGCCCTTACTGCCATCGTGAACCCTACTGATGCTGTAAAAGAACTCTTCGAACATCATACCAACTTTGTCAAAGTTAAAGTTTTCGCCCCACTCCCTACAGTTCTTAGGATTGATTTTATGGATGTTCTTTGCGGCCCAAGTCAGTTGCTCAAATGTTCTGCAACGATATCCAGTGACCCCGTGTAAGTTTAGTTCACCAAAGCAGGCCCAATCTGTACTAATAACAGGAGTTCCACTTAGCATGGATTCAATTTGAACTCCTCCAAACGGTTCGCCGTACATTGTACAGACAAATTGTCCGCGGGCGTTGCTCATTAGCTTACGCCTAGTCTCAACATCTGCGTAACCTACATGCTCAACACCCGAAGGTAGAGTATCGTATCCCATTGCAGCAAGACTACCCTGTCCGGCAATTTTTAACTTGGCGCCAATTGCCTGACATACTTGAATAGCAACATGCACACCTTTGTGCTCACCTACACGACCCAAGTACAAAAAGTAGTCATCCTTGTTTTCGTTGTAGTCAAAGTCATTAACATCAAAGTAATTGGGAATAACTGCATCATACCAGCTAAGATGGCCGGGGCTAGCGACTGCCTTCATACCAAACCAAGCTGCCATAATGCTCTGACTTTCGAATACTCGGTAAGGAGCAAACACTCCACCAGGATAACCGATGCCGGGCTCTACTACTAGCATGTCAGGATGTGCATCGGCAATGGCTTTGTGTCCCCAGCCCCAGAAACACAGCAAGAAATCGCCACGTTGTTTTCGTTTACCAACTTCCTCAATAGCATGCTTGTAGAAATGTGCATATGCACTGTCCTTGAGATCGTACTTAAATGTGTTTGCACGCCAGTCATGTCCACCATATGCTGCCTCGAGTACAGCATCGTTGGTAACCCCGACGTTCTCGTCACATGCAACATCACTTTGATCGTGACCGTAATGTATAATAGTATGACCGCGGGCCTTCATCATTGCACAGAACTTGACTACCTTTTGTGTAAACGCACAGGCAAGATAGTCTTTGTTGGAGATTGTGTGTGGTACTCCTAAAACGTGGAATCTAAATTTCATTTGTAGTTGCTTTCTGAATATGTATGGTGATAATGCCAGCCCGGGTATCCCCCGTTGCTATGATTACCTCCCAGAGTTCGATCAATTTCGAAGTAGTTGGGATTACCGGATGCAATCCACGCTTCGTGGTCGAACCTAAAATAGTTATTTTGGTCTATTGGGTATCCTGTTAGTTTACTAGTAGTACCGACAACGTAACTACTAGGGTGTGGCAACGGATCGAGACGTTTAATATAGCTGCTACGAGCCCACCAAAAATTTCCACTGTAATGATTCCAATTGCGAGGGCGGTGATCGGCACCTAGAAACGGTTCATTGATAAAGTTAGTACCAACAGTGTCGTGTCCTTGGTCTAGCTTAGCCACACAGTCGCGCCACCGATCAATGTTCCAGTACTCTAAATATTTGCGCCAATCGTGTATTCCGCGATTATGTGGGTGAGTGACACCCTTGATATGAAAGTACATAACATATTCATCAGTGGTTGTTGCATCACAGTAGGACTTGAGGTAATTTAGTCCCGGCCACTCCATTAAAGTGGAATCAGTATGAGTATGCACTATCTTGACGTTGGGAGTATTTTCCAACAATTTAGCCAAGTCCAAAAACTCAACTAAATTTCCGTTTAACATAATGTACACGTTCTTGGAACTCTCTAGTAGATCACTTTGAGTCAGCCTAATCATTTGTTCTAAGCTTAGGTTCCGGTGTCCCGGCAGATCACAACAATTGTAAAAGACGCTAATGTCAGTCATTAATCACTGCTCCGTTAGGGGCAATGTGTCCTGTGATGCCCAACACATCTTTTTCAATTACTTTGGTATGATCTAAAAACTTATAAAGACAGTGCTCAATATCGGCATATCCACCCGACGCTAGTCGCTGATACATATGTTGCAAACTGTTATTGTAGGCACCAATTACCTCAGGAGTTAAAGCAGCAGGCCAAGACCAAAGGCGACTCATAAATTGTCGTTCAATTTGAGTTGTTTGGTAAGAAAACTGACTAGCTTTGCTAGTACCAACTACCATACAAGTCTTATTCTTGTACTCTTGATAAAACGACAAATCAAACTGATCTGTTAAGCAATATCGACCGCTGACTTTAAACAGTCGGTCAAAATTAGCAGTAACCCCAGTATCTACTAGTGTCTGTAGCGCCCTAGCAAAGCACATTACTTCAGTGACATTCTTAACTACATCCCAGTTATCGGTGCTGTTGAATAATCCGGTCACTGCTGGATCAGATGTGTAATCAAACACATGATCCACTACCTGCGTTAGTACAGACTTTTGCTCGTCGAGTAAAGGCAAGCCAGCCATTTCTAGCAAAAATATCTTTGCCCCCGGAATATATGTCCTAACAGATTTTACAGTATCCAGAGTCTGCGCCATGCGCTGTTCAGTAGTATAGATGCCAAATTTAGTATTAATGGCACTGGTAATGATTACCCCATTACTGCTCATTTTGAGTCTTTCTTTATGCCGCAAAAATACAAATCATGCGTGGTATTGTTCATTGCAAAGTAGTGCATCTTGAACATGCTGTCTAGATCAAATTCTTTCCTAAAGTCTGCGGCAGTAAGATTTCGGTAATAATCCCACTCAATCAGCGGAGCATCGTGTGGCGTTGTCCTGCGAGTTCCGTGCTCAAGCCTTCCGGTAGTAGCGCACGTCATGAGTACCATACCATTGGGCTTGGTCATGCGATGCATGTTCCTAAAGGTCTCTACCCAATATGGATTATGCTCAAAGCATTCGCAGGATATAGTAGTATCGTATGTACCATCTGGATGATCTAAGTCTTGACCCTGGCAGACTAAGTCTACACATCGTCCCATGCCCACATCAATACCTAGGTATTCACATTCAGTAAAGAACACACGAACAGTACCGTTGATATATAAACTACCAACTTCAAGTACTTTAGCTTTATTAAAGTAACCAGGAAATACAGTAGCAACCGATCTTATGTAGTCTTGTTGTTCTTTATGAGACATTATGCAGATACAGCCTTACCTGTTTCTAAATGTTCTTTAATTACTCTTATTGCTTTACGACTAGTATCGTAAACGTATTCTTTAGTTTCTTCCTCAGTAGAAATTACTAAGATAAAACCGTTGGCTGCTTTTCGGATTTCAATTGATTCAAACATGGTATTCCTTAATTTGTTGTAATACCCACATAGTTTACAACAAATTAATTACAAAGTCAACTGAGTTTTTTAGTCATTCGAACAAATTCGGGAGTATATCCGTTGACTTCTGCAATAGTTCGAATTCGAGTATTATTAACATGCAACAAACTACCCGAATGTGTACACCCGACTCGAATCACTGCATTCTCGTAAGATTTGTGCAATTGATTGTAGAGTCCGCGGCGTTGGTATTTGTCATCAACGTTAGTAAAGATAATCCAAGCAGAATTCCCATCAATGCGATATGTTATACTGGCTGCAATCTCGTCGCCGTACTTGATATAGATTGTTGGTGTTGCTGCAAATATCGGCAAGTTACTGCCCATGGGTGCATGGCCAGCTTCTACTAGATCCGCATACTGGCGCAAAAACATAATGAATAAGTTGTCCACATCTTTGATGCTAGATGTGAACCACACAGTATAAGTGTCACCTAACTTGTCGGTGCCCGAAGAGACTTGTCTATTAATTACTGCTGTCATTTTTTGCTGGTCCTAATAATGGTAAAAATATTCTGCACGGATCCCACTCCCACCACTTGCCACTGGTGCCCGATCCAAAATCAAATCTAGCAGGTCTAGCATGGTGATTGTTGTGCCATCCTTGTCCCCACCCTAAATATCCCAACACAAAGTTGTTTTGACTGTTATCTGTAGTGTCGAAGTTTCTATAGCCAATGACAGCTTTAGTATGCCCAAACACATTTGTACCGTTGTCTTGTAACAATGCAATAGCACTAGGCAAGAAGAACATAGCAAAGGCCAACTGCCAGTCAAACACTGCTAAAGTTAAAGGTACTGCCCATGCAAGCCGGTAATAGTTTTTATGAAACCAAACAAAGTTGGGCTTCCTCAATAAGTCAACTGCATACTTAATGTTAACTTGGTTGTTGGCTTCTGTATTTTGATTCAACCACCCAACAAACGCATGCCATTTGCTGTATGCCACGGGACTATGCAAATCGCGAGCAGTATCGCTGTATGGGTGATGGTATCCTCTATGGACTGCTACCCAAAAAATAGGACTGCCTTGTGCTGCAAATGTAGCAAAAAATAGTATGATGTTTTCTTGCCATGTCTTAAGAGTATGTGTCCTATGGCTAAAAATCCTGTGGTACCCAACTGCAATGCCTAGCCCCGAGATAAGAATCCACATTACTAATGTTAGCCACAAGTAAGACAACGGAATAAGCCCCATTGCAAAAAGAACAACCGCAATTGCACCTAATACAAATTTAGGCAATACTAACAACCAGATGCCCTTAGCGAATGTTTTAGGAATCATAATGCTCCCCCGATTGGTAATTCAAATCTGTGTTCTTGCTTCAAGTAACTACAACGGACTACTGTTTTAACAGGTAGCAGCGCTCGTTTGAACAACACTTCCCAGTGGGTGGTGTAAAAGCATTTACATTTTTCTGGAACTTCAAACTCGTCAAAATACCCGTATCGTTCGTTGTTGTAATCGCTCCAGCTAAATCTACGCAATAATTTAGTCTGGCGGCTATTAACTAGAGTGTAGAACTTTAAGCGCCCGTTTGCTTCATTGTACTCAATTACTTTGTCTAACATGTCCTTGGCCACTTGCACCCCGCCTCCGCTACGGCATAGTGTATAGTACCAACTGGGCTCATCAGGAGTTTCATAAAAAGTAATAAACCCCTGTAATTTGCCAGCATCATCAATGGCACCCATGGCGTGAAAATTTTTAAGTCCCGACAAGTATGTGTCATTGAATCGGTTAAACAACACTGCATTCTGGATATCAGCCGGCACTCCCCAAGTTTCGTCTCCCTCGCCCATGTATTTTTCACCAACAAACAGTTCGCGGCATGCATCGGCATGTGATTGATCTAACATTACAATATTCATTTGTTTTCTCCATGCAGCATTTTCTTAAGGTCTTTGATAAAGATACCATCTAAGCTGCCTTCAAGTCTCTTTAAGTGTGTTCGGTGCAAAGTATCATAGGTTTCCATATTGAATCCAATGAGCTTTTCGTAACCGTGTGTTTTCTTTTTTCTAGTTAGCTCGGGCATGTACTCGTACAAGATCTGGTTCTTAGTACTAACACTGCCTAACTTATAATTGTATTTTTCATCAAACAGCCAATTAACTTTAGGATGTTCTAGATGATAGGCCAACATTTCGGGAGTATAACTAAACCATTCGTTAACTAGAGGCAAGTTATATTTGAGACTAAACCTCATTGCACTAGCATCTTCATTTTCCCTAAATGTGTAATACCAATCACATTCTTTGTTTCGATAAATTTGTCTGCGCATCAGCATTTCTCCGCCCATAACAGCCGGCAAACCCAATTGTTTAATGTGATGGTACACAGTCAAGTATGCCATTTGTCTGCATTGGATCTCTGCTGCAAATTCAGCAGCCTGCCCACTGTTGTAAAAGTCTTTGACATCAAACTCAATAACTTCAAGATCAATACCTAGCTCATGACATACAGCCATGGCATTTACTAAGTCGTCGTAGTTATAATTATCCTTAAACTTAATGAACACACAGCGAGGAGTGACACCGTTGTGCATAAATGCTCGTAGTACAATCTCGCTATCAGTGCCACCAGAGAACATAACAACAAAATCGTTGCCATATTCCTTGTGTACTAATTCTGCGGTTCTATATTGCTCGTTAAGCCAGTTACTGGACTTGTAGTAATCTTTGTCAATTGCACCAACTTCAACGCGATACGGTTCATCTGCGTATTCCCTCGTGCCATACAAACGATCACCAATCCAATATTTTAGATGGTTATTGTGTGTAAAGTTCATGGCATTAAACTGATGAGATCGCCTATAGTTTTTACTGCACCAACAGGATCTTTAGTCTCTGTGCCAGTTACATCTTCGTAATACATTTGGAGCTCAACAGCATCTAGGCTGTCTATGTTTAATGCGCCCAGGTTAGATTCGGGAGTAATATCCTTAACATCAATGCCTTTTAGTTCTTTGATTGCAGATATTAGGAAATTGATTTTTTCTTGATCAGTCATGTTGTTCCTTCTAGATAACGTATTTATTTGTGACTTGTTTCCCAGTGTTTTAATGTTTTCAAATTCTTTGTGTTGTCAGAACATAGAACTGGTTTAATCACACACCACTGAGGTACATTCCTAATTACTACAGGGCCAGGTACTGCTAGACAGTCGTCCCACCATGTACTCCATCCGGCTTTGCTTTCATAACGTTTAGTCACAGTTGTATGTGCTGCCTTGTTATATTCATTGAATGTTAGCAACATAAAATCACAATCGTGTTTACGTGCCCAATCTACTTGTTTGCCAAGTACATAACTAGGAAGATGTGTTTGTCTATGAGCTGGGGTGACCCAAGTACGTATACCACCAATGGCCCAATTAGAAGCACCTTCGGGATATTCAACACAGCTAATTGCTACTATGTCACCCGCATCAGTAACTGCATAAATCTTGCCTTGGTCTGTGCGCCACCTAAGTTGACTGGCTACATTATACAGGAAGCCACTATTAGGATCCCATGCCATGTTCTTTAAAGCAGGGTGTTCGCTAGATTGCTCTAATACAAACTGTTCTAACCGCCCGAAGTTGTCCGGATCAATAGTGTCACTATTATATGTTTCATAACTATAGGTCATTTAATTCCTATTTTCATAAACCTTGTGTAACTGTGGTCCGGATATACAAACTCGCAATGTTGCAAAACCGATTGCCAGCGCATGGGATACGCACGATCAAATTCATCTAATGTAGAGTATGGTTGTACACAGTCCCTGTGGCCACCTGTGCGCCCTTGTATTGCAATCTGTGTACCATTGGGAATACGAGTGTACCATTCGGATCCGGCAATGTTGTCTGTGCTAGTATTAATTACTAAATTGTTAGGAGTTAGGGGATACTCTATTGTGTTACAATCCTGACAAAGAGTCTCTAACTGCCCGTTGCATTCTATTGCATTGTTGATTACTCTAGATTGAGCAAGATATACCGGATCGAGATCAACGTTGATAATGCGATTGAAGTCTACTGACTTTTTTGCATAAAGCAAAAAGGACATGGTTCCGGACCATGCCCCTAGAATGTAAACATTGTTTACATGTAATCCCAACTGCTCTAGTTCGTCACAAAGCCAAATTTTACTTTCAATCGGGCCATGTGCAAACGCATCAACATCAAATATCATTGCCTAAGTCGAGCGGATTTAAGTCTTTATTATATGGCGTGTTAATAATGCAATTGTCTTTGGCATAGTACTTTTGAACAAAGTGTCGGTACCAATTCATTGCAGTCAGTTTGCTAACCATAGGCCATCTTGCAATTCTACCGCGCATGCCCCGAATCTCAAATCCAGCTTCGTACAGGCCATTTCGTAGTGTACGTTGGTCTTCTGCAGTTCGGACAGTACCTTCGTCTACTTGCACACTCTCCCCGGGTGTTAACATCGGCGAGAATAGAGAATGGAGAATTTCCTGACTTCGCCAAACTTCAACATAATCAATGCTGTTAGCCAAGGGATTGTGTACCTTAACCCTCCAAATTAAATTGCCATTGTCCCTGTTAGTCTCAAATATTTGATTGTGCGGCTTCCATGCTGTTTGCATGTATTCAGTTTGCTTGCGCAAGTTGAGGCCAGTGCCAGTGGTGTTGTTACCTTTGTTAAAGTAATTGCTAACAAACTCGTCGTTCTGTTCGCGATGCTTGACCCAAATATAACGTACTGCCCACGGGCCCTTTCCGTCGGGCACAACCAACGGAGGCAATTTCATGCCGTCGGGGTATTTCCAGGCAGGATCTGCCATAGCTTCGAATGTTCCGTTATTAATTGACATAGTGATTATTCTGTAATGATCTTTTTGACTTCGGGCTTGAATTTGCCGTCGATTCTAATAGAAAAACTAAAGTGTGTAGTTGGCTCTGTCCCGTGGTAATCCATTTCGTTAAACCAAACAAACTTCTTGTTAGTGTCTGCGTATGTACGCTCCTTAGATTCACTATCCATGACATAGATATTCTTTGTGCCCGGTTTAGTAGTGAACCAAATAAAGTCATCATTGGGACGTTCATCTTGCGCCTTGCCGTCAAAGTGCGGAACTGTTTGATTGTTGGCTTCAGTCATGAACAACATAACTCGGCCAATGTCCTGGAACGGCATCTTCTTAATAAACTCTACTAACGTAGGAAACTTAGATGCATTGTCGGTCCAATGACAATCTGCTTCCACTGACTTATTTAAAATACCAGTACGCTCGATGCGTTTGTTAAAACGTAAGAACAAAGCCCAGAAGGGATGTGGTATTGGTCCCAGGCTAGTTAAGTATTTGATTTTTTCATCGGTAGTTGTGCATTTGAAAAAGAACTCCTTTTCGTAGGGAGTCAAGTTCTCTGCAAACTTAGTCATGTATGGGGTAATTTCATAATCTGCCCAATCAGCATGCACACCGCTGGAAACAAATTTCTTGTCCCAAGTGCTTTGACTAATACCGTAACATACTTCGGCATGTAACTTTGCCCAGTCTACTGCTGGTACAAAGTCGTCTAAATAAATGAAGGGTTTTTTGTGAGCCCCAAGTCCTAGTAGCGACATATAGTGTATCCTTATTGTTGTATTTATTGCAAAATACAGTGGATACTTTTAATCTAGGACAAAGGTTAGTGTGATATTTGGTGCCCCGTATCTGAATCGAACAGATGATCCCTCGCTTACAAGGCGAGTGCAGTACCACTATGCTAACAGGGCTTTCTATGTATTTACACGTTTAAGATAGCATGTAAAATATTTGGTGCGACTGGCCGGAATCGAACCGGCACGCCCCTTTCGGAAGCATCAGATTTTAAGTCTGAGGTGTCTACCAATTTCACCACAGTCGCAAATTCTTAATATTGTCTAGTTAATGCTAACCACGCAATCCACTGTTTGAAAGCCTCATAAACTTCTTCAGCTTCAGTAGGACCTTGTTCAACTTTTACACCACGTACCCAAAAACCGGTGTCACTTATTTGCATCATCGGTTCACCGTTACGTCCCATAAAACTTATAGTGTTAGGCGTTGCATGTTTACTAAACTGTATTGTAGCATCTTCTACAACGTCGTCAAGTAGTTTATCAGTACCCACAGATAACTTTCTTGAGATTTTCTACCGCAGCGTCTGTTAAGATAAACTGCGAGCTGACATGTTCTTCAACATCTCCGCAGGCACCTTCCCATACGGTGGTAAATTTCAGTTCATGTTCTTTGTTTTTAAGGGCAGGAATTGGACGCAATTCTGCGTACAGTTTAAATCCGCCAGTGTCTTGAAGAAGTAGTTTCATGTTATTTGGTGCGCCCAGTTGGATTTGAACCAACGACCAAGGGTTTATGAGACCCCTGCTCTTACCACTGAGCTATAGGCGCAATAAGTCTATTATATACAGCACTGCACCTGTTGTCAACGCTTTTTTCGTTTGATTGACAAATCTACCGAAGTCTTTGGTATTGCAGGGCGCTTGACACGATCGGCACCGGGTGTTGTCCCTGGGATTCTGGGCTTGTGCGCGGGAGGTGATGTTCGCAAAGGGCCATCAACTATGTCAATAAGTTTTCGAAAATTGTTCATACAAAATATTTACCGCGCTAAACATTTAGTGTAAAATGCGGCAGTGCAGCATAAATATATTAGTAGAAACCATTACATGTTTCTACTAATATACAAAGGATAACACACAATGTTAGATTTTTTAGCAGCGTACTTGGTAAACCCAATTATGCAAAAACAATTTAAAAATACAGAGCAACAAGAATTAGATCGCTATATCACTAGCAAAAACCCAACTACAGCCGCAGAAGTTGACTATTGGGCAAGAGAGTATGATCGTAGACAAGTAAAGCAAGGATGGCTATAATGTTTAACAAAATTAAAACTGCAATCTGGAAATTTATGATTGAATTCGGTGAGTTCAAACAAGATATGATATCCAAGCGCGGGTATCACAACTGGTACTAATATGCCACATACCGTACGGAGAGTTCTCCCGCACGAGTACTCCAAATATCGAGCACATCTCAAAGCACTAGACTCTGAAAGTTTATTGCTACGATTTGGATATCAGATTCGTCCCGAGGTGATTGACACGCTATGTGACGGATTTGAACGCGACCCCGATCATCACATTTTATTCTGTGTCGAAAGCAGTCAACTTGAATTCCTAGCAGTAGGGCACATTGCACTCGATAATGACATGGAGTTGGCATTTAGTGTGCTAAAAGAATATCAGGGACAAGGCCTAGGCGGATCGTTGATGCGTCGGTGCATTCAATGGTGCAGGACTCACAACGTATTGTCGGGTAACATGGTTTGCTTAACACATAATCGCGCCATTAGACATTTGTGCGCCAAGTATGGTATACAAACGTCTAGCTCTCAAGGCGAGACCCTAGCAGAAATCCATTTAGATCCTGCAGGGCCCGATACATATTTTGAAGAGGCACTCGATAGGAATATTGCTGTGTTTGACTGGTTAACTAAACGTGCGCTGTTGCCTCTGTCAGGCCGCGCCCCTAGTTAAAATTTCTATAACTATCTTTTCTTTAAAAGATTCTAGTCTATGCTCAAACTGATGACAGTTTTCTGCAATTCTGTTATCGTCCTCGTCCCACAATAATGCTGTTTGCAAAAGGTTAGCCCAGCGGGCAAGGTCTTCTTTATCCTTTTGAATATCAAAGACGTGCGCTCTGGGCCTAGCAGTTTTATAGAGCTGCCACTCTTTAAGTAACTCTTGTCCACGTACTCTGTGGTCGATCATATTGTAATATCTTCCATCCCGGCTGTTCGGAGCTTGACAATATGGCCCATTTGCCACTGTTTAGCTTCTAACCCCTTCATAATACCTAGCCATCGGTTACGCAACAATGCGACTTCATTGATCAATGTTTCGTAATCAATAACTTCGTCCTCGCCGTCTACATACTTTTCGGCGTCTCTGCTGGTAAGTGCCCGAGCATAACTTTCTAGGTACTTTTGAAAGTGTTTCCTTCGAATTTTGCGTAGCTGGATGTTGAGATGATTAAGCACCGCCTCAATCTCTTGTAGTTGATTAAAGCGATGCTCGGTCTGTCCCGGTAGTCGTGCAATACCTTTTTCTACGTTACCATGAATCTTGACTTCGCCTTTAGCAGAGTCAAGTTCAGCGTAGTAGTAATCGATAAAAGCAGGTAAGTGACTAATATCGTTTACTATCTTGTTGTACCACATCTTTAATCTTCGTAATCGTAGTCGTCGCTGTCGTCTTCATCGGCATCACTGTTGTACTCTTCGTAGCTGCGTTTTAAGTAAGCATCAACTCCGGCTAGTTCTTTGATGTCCAAGTCAGACAGAACGTCTACCATAACACTCATGAGAGTATCGGCAGCGCCCTGGCGCTCTTTGACTGGTACGTATTCTTTTAAGATAGTGTATACTTCAACTAAAGTATCAATTTCTACGCTCATTCTACTGTTTCCTCTTCAACTGGTACTTCACTACTTATGGCACGTGGATTCTCGGTAATATCTTTCATTACTGCATCCAGGCAACCATCATCGTTGCGTTCCCAGCCTTTGCGGAATTTCTTAATGATTTCCCCGTCGGTAGTAGTATAAACAAGGCTGTTGCCTTCTTTCTTTAGCATACCTTTGGCTTCAATCAAATCAGTCAATCCCGAGTAAGGATTCATGCCTGTTTCGTACGGAATCTTAACTTGAACACTTTCAAAAGGCTTGGCATAACGTGTCTTCATGATCTTGCATGCCGCACGAATACCCTTAACTTCAGAAATCTTGTTGCCATCCTCGTCTTCTTTCAGCTTGAGCTTACGCATAGCAACTACAATAGAGCTAGCGTAGATAAAGCCCTGACCGCCAGAAATCTTGTCATCTGGATCAAACATATCCTGCGAAGCATATGTGTGGTTAGTTGCAACTAAGCCAATGTTCAAGTCACCGAACATGTTAACACAATTACGAACAAGAGCTGTAAGTGCTTTAGGCTTGCGTCCCAAGTCGCCCTTAAGGTCGCCGGCTGTAAACTGATTTACGTCCGTCGGAGTTAACAACATTCCCAGCGAGTCAAGGATAAACAACACCTTGGGACGCTGGTCCTCGGGCAATGTTTTATACTCTTTAACAAACTCACTGATCATTTTAGCCACATCGTCAATCATGGCCATGTTAAGTTTTAGCAACTTATCCTCGGACGTATCAACGCCCAATGCATGCAACCATGCTTCATCAAGTGCATTTTCTGTGTCGATCAGAATTGGATAAATGCCTGCTGCCTGTGCATTTTTAACTAGATTGCCTGAGCAAATATAGCTCTTACCTGCGCCAGATTCACCGGCAAACACTGTAACTTTGCCCATCGGGATACCTTTAGTAAAGTCTCCAGAGATCAAATAGTTCAGTGCATAATTGTTTGTGCTGACCCAATCAGTTGGGTCATTGAAGCCAATGCTTAGGCCTTCAATACTTTTTGTAATACTTTTACGAAATTTCGAAACGTCGAAAGGTTTTCCCATAATTTTCCCTTATTGAAAGAGTAGGTGAGCGAACTCACCTACCAAAGTTGATTAAGACTTGTTACGATTGCGAATCATAGCCAGGATGTCTTCTGCACGTTGGCTAGAAGGCTTGGCTGTAACTGGAGCTTCTGCTTCAGCTGGTTCAGCATTTGAAGCGGCTGCTGGTGCCGCAGTCTCAAAAGGGACGTCGTCTTCATCTACCGGAGTAGATGTCCTTGCCGGGGCACTTGCTGCCGATGTGTTAGCTGGCTTGTCGCCGCCCTGGAAGCCAGGTGGCTTGAAGTAAGCTGCCCAACGATCTGGATCGTAAGGCTCACCATCAACTGATGCTTCAAACATTTCCTTAATAACCTTCAACTCAACTTCGCCCGGACGCTTAGGCAAGAAGTCAGCAAGGTTATACAAACCAAACTTTTCAATTGCTTCAGCCTCATCGCCGTTGAGTGCAGTCTCTTTACGAGCCCACTTGCTGGTACTGTAATCGCTGTAACCGCCCTTGCTTGTTTTGGAAATTGTAAAGTCCAACCCTGCTTGGTAGTCAGTAGGAAGGTTTTCCAATTCAGGATCCATCAATGCTGCTTTGATCAAGTTAAAGATCTGTGGGCTGATAATGAATCGACGGATTGGGTTTTCGGGAGTTTTGTCGTCACTCAATGGGTTGTCATGCACAAAGCCTTGGAAGAGATAGCTCTTCTTTTTCCAGTACTTACGTCCCATTTCTTCCAGCTTAGGATCCTTAAACCAGCCGCGCACTTCTGCAAGAACTGGGCAAGCATCGCCCCACATCTCAACGCAAGGAACTTGGACAACTACAGGTTTGCTATCCGCTTGGCCTTTGATGCCAGCGAAAGGCAATTTGATCATTGCACGTTCAATCCAGAAGAATGTGTTTTTTGGGTCTGCGTCAGGAAGAAATCTGACTTTGGCACTGGTACCTTCTGCGATATTCCAGTGTGGGTAAATGACGTTGTCGCCGCCTGCACCTTGAGCATTGCCTGCTCTGTTTTCACTTGCTTGAAGACGTGCGCGAATTTCTGCTAATGTTGCCATGATGTATTTCCTTTATAAATTAAGATGGTCTTAGTTTGCTATCTACTAATCGTATACAGCACAGTGTCTAGTATACGATAAAGTATTTATGCAAGTCAAAGAAAAAGGCAGAATTTTCTGCCTTTTGGTAAAACTAGTTTACACTAGTTCGAATTTAAGTTAAAACGAATTTATACCCGTTTAAGTGTTCGCAAACCCGCAAGTCTCCGGATAGCATCAACGCTTTCAGTGGCTGGCTGGACTCCCGTTAGGGGCTCTTGCGCTGGTGCTGGACTTACCGGGGCTGGGGTATTTGCTTGGGGAGTAAGCTCTGCAGGATTCGGTACTGTAGGGTCTGTGGGCTGTTGCTGTTGCATTTGTTCCTGGAATTCGGTTGCTAGATCTTTGTACCCATGCGATGCCAACCATTCTATAACTAATGGGCGCACATCTGTTTCTGGGCCGGTATCGCTTTTACTTGCATTGTAAAACTCGTCATACAGGCTATCCGATCCAATAACATTGTATAGCAGAGCACTGGCATTGTCGCCGTTGGGTCCTGCTTCAATAGGCTTTTGCATTAGGTTGCGTAGATTTTCTTGTTCTTCGTCTTGTTCAGGCACGGTCCATGTGCCTTCCTGCAATTGGCTAGCCCAATTTTCAAATTCCGCAACATACGAGTTTTCCATAGCAGTTTGTCTTTTCTTATATGCTCTATACACATAAGGCAATGCCTCGCCAAGACGGTCATCAAACACCTTCTTAACAAAACGTTCCTTGAGTGCATCAATATCAAATTCATCTTCGGCAATCATTGTATCGGGCACAAAACTTTCAATGAAAGATTTATAACCCTTTGGTCCCTGTATGCGGGATAGTTGTTCATGTATTTGGTGGTAACGCTCAATACTGGCTTCAACCATGCCCACAGTTTCGACATCTTCGAATGTTCTGTTACGCATTCTGCGCACAAATACACTGAGGTCACTCATCTCAGTTACCATTTCAGTAATGCATGTACCAATCTCATCATGAATTGCACCGCCTTCTGCAATATGTCGAGCCATTGCACGTGCCGGATTTAATTTGGTAAATGGTAGTAGGAAACGCTCACCAAGCTGCGTTTCAACAAAAATAGATTCGATGTTGCGTGTTCGCCCGCCGTGAACTTCGTCACTGACGTTTGCACTGTGCCGCACTAGCAACCTAACTGGGCCAATGTTTTGGTAGCTATTTCTAGTAGTACCATGCATCTTGCTTTCGGATAAATCTAGTTCATGCGACTTGTAATTGCCATCGCTTTTGCTAACTTGCTCAAGGTCCCGAACTTTAAGGTTGCTGCGGTTAATGTCTCGAGTATCAAAACTCAACATATTACGCTTGGAAAAATGTCGTAGATTACGCAAAAAGTCGTACCATTCTTGCTTTTGCAGCTCGTCTAGCTCTTGACTGATATTTTTGCTGAAATAAATCTTCAAACTGCTTTCATCAATAAGACTGACTGTGATGTTTCCAAAATTGTCTCCGTCTTTGCTAACAAAGTCAAAGTTGAAGAATCTAGCTTGCGATGGGTCACTAGTGGCTTTTGCTTTGGCATCACCAACACTTACATTTTCGAACCTAGAACGAATTTTATCAAACAGGTCTTCGGCGATTTTATCTAATTCTCTCATAGTAGTATTTACCTTAGAAGAATAAAGGGCATTGGTTCAACAAAGTTGTCGTCCCCATTATTTCGAAGTCTTTCATCAAGATCTGAGTCAAAATTTTGCAAAGTTTGCACCATACGAATAGATAATAGCATTGCAGATACTAGGTCATCAGTTTCCCCAGATTTTGCAGCAAAACTAGTACCCGAAGCTACAAAGTTCTTTAACTCACTAATCAAATTATTGCTAGAAATAGTCATTTTCTTGCCTTCGAGCATGCTTTTAAACTTAGCACACACTGCAAGCTTACTCTTGTTAGTTGTTGTAAAACCCTTACGGTATCTGCGACCAGTACCAACTTTTGCTGGCTCGCTCAAAAATGTGCCGCGTATATTTTCTTCCCCTATCTCAGCAAAGCTAATAAGTGCAGCTTCTCCTAGCGTGTTGTTTTCGACGCTGTAGTAGATGTCTTGCTCAGACTCTGTGATATCATACAAAGTCTGACATATTTCCTTGACTATAGCACACTGACGCTGAACAATTGTTTTATTGTGTTGCCACTCTCCAATTTGATTACATTCCGGTAACTCTAAAATTTGGATAGCCGCCGGATCGCCACCTGTGCCCAAACTAGGGTCTAATGCAACAAGGTAAACATGTCCTTTTTCGGGGCGTTTATACCAACGAACTTGTCCGGTACGATACATAGGTTCAATGCCACCTAGTTCAGCAAGTGTAATTGAATTAATTAGGGTCTCGTCAAAAATCAAGAACTCGCATCCATGCTCTCGACGGAAGCGTTCTTCGCCAATGCGGCCCATTTCTTCTTCTTTCCACTTTTCATCTCGATCTGGGTGTTCATTCCAATAAGCTCTGTACGACTTGAACCCGTTGCGCCCAACTTTTGTAGCATTGCCAAATTCGTCAACGCACTTGTTGGCACCTTTCCAGATCTCAGCAAACTGATCTTCGTCCGAGTTAGGAGTTGATGTAATAATAGCTTTACCACCAGTAGACAGAGTAGGTGAAATAGAAGTCCAGAATTCCTTGGCAATGTTAGGCCTCACGAACGCAAACTCGTCACAATACAGCAGGGAAATAGACATACCCCGTCCTGTTGTTTCGGTTGTTGTTTGTGCAACAATACGAGATCCATTTTCAAAATCAATGGAACCCTTGTTGTAGTTAGTGGCACCTGCTCTGATAAAGTTAGGCACGTTTTCGTATGCATATCGTACACGTTGCATAATTTCTTGAGCTCCAGTGTACTTGTGAGCAGCAATGAGAATTGTGCTGTCGGGAACAAACATAGCGTACCAAAGGAGGTAGCCGGCGGCACTTGTAGACTTGCCCGTTTGGCGCGGCATCAAGCTAATACTAAATCGATTTTGGTGGTATGTATCAATAAGCTTGTCCTGGAACGGGTAGGACTTGTACAACATTCGGCCTCTAGTCGGGTGCTGAATGTAAAAATAATGGTTCATGAAGTACGCCGGGCCATCAATGGGGTCTGCGCACTTAGCAAACTCTTTGAGCTCTACCTCAGTCCAAGACTCCTGCATGTGGGGTCGTTTGACTAACGCATTTTCAATAGTTTTTGGTGTTGACATTTTGGTTTAATTCGCTTATAATAAGCATTCTTTCGTTTGGTTAAATATACTTATGTCGCAAACACTGTTACTCAATTCAGATTACAATCCGATTAGTATTCTTCCATTAAGTGTTGTTAGCTGGCAACAAGCCGTCAAGCTATACTTTTTGGACCGAGTTACTATTCTGGAAACTTACCCAGGCCGGGTCATCCGCAGTGAACATCTCACTATGGAAATTCCCAGCGTTTGCGTGACTAAAGAATATTTTAACTACAAGAAAACAGTTAAATTTAGCCGCGCTAACGTATTCTTGCGTGATCTTTACCAATGCCAATACTGTGGTGAAACATTTGATAAGAATGATCTAACGCTGGATCATATGATTCCACGTGCTAGTGGCGGTAAAACTACCTGGGAAAACTCCGTAACTGCCTGCAAGCCTTGCAACTTCAAGAAAGGTAGCAAGTTGTGGAAGCCAATGCGTCAGCCATTTAAGCCAGACTATTACAGTTTGATTGCCCAATGGAAGAACAAGCATATCCAGGTTGCACACCCTAGCTGGCTAAAGTATTTGGGTATTGAAGAAAGCGCTGCGGTTAACGCTTCTTAACATCAACAGGTTTTTCTCCTGTTAGATAAGGCTTGGAAAACCAGAGTTTAAACCACTCTGGTGACCCAGGCTTAATATTGTGCTCTTTCTCGAGCCGCTGTTTTTCCATCCCAGTAACACTAATATTACTGCCAACTGGACTCATTCCGCCGCTACGATTTCCGTTGGGGCTTATTTCAGAGGCTTCGTATACACTCTTGGCCTCCGGCAATCCGGCCAATCTCTTAAGTTCATGTATGGGATCGTCAGCAGACAAAACAGCCTCATCAATATCGGGTGCTTTGTCTGCAAAGTCTTCGCTAGTTATCTTGAATTTTTGAGGCCACATATTATACCCCGTATTGATTTTTCTTTGGTTTTGATGTAGGACTTGTTACGTTGATACTGTCAAGTTCTTCAGAACCTTTGCCCGTTGCTGTGGAATGCTTGATGCCCATTTTTTTCTCGGCACCTTTGCGAATCTCAGTATCAGCATCACTATAATCAATCATAGTAAACTTGCTGCCAATTGGGCCTTGCTCAGAACCTGCATCATTGGGACTAGCAGCAAGAGCTACCCCAAACCTATATGCCAAGTAGGGGTTATTGTTGTTGTCTAATGTGTCAAAAGTAGTCAAATTAGGCGCTGCTTGCGTCAAAGCCTTGCGCATTGGCGCACGGCTTTCTTTGACAAATTCATGTGCTCGCATCTAATTAGATCCGTGCAGGCAATCCTGCCATTTTACGCAAAACATCGAGGTCTCCGCCGCCAACAGGACTTGCTGGTGCTGCGTGTCCTAGCCCTAGATCATTGTGGAATCTCTCGCTTACCCATTCAAACGAATCGCCATCACGGTCTTTTTTAATACCATATGGCATATCATCAAAATAGTAATCATATAGCGCATGGAACAAGTCGCGATCTAAATCATGTCCGTTGCTTTCTTTAAAACGCTTGCACTCATGACTAAATGTTTTGCAAATATGATCAAAGGTTCCGCTAGCACCGGCGTCAATGCTCTCTGCAACAGGAGGCATTACAGATTCATCAGTAGATGCATTTTTTAATTCTGCACCAGTTTTAATTTTGTGAGCGCCATCGAATCCCATTAAACGCAACGGAATTTCGCTTACACGACTAAATGGCCCGTCGACTACTTTACCGCTTTCTGCATCAATTACATACTTTTGGTTGTCTTCGAGGTTACTATAATCGTGGCCCTCACTGTGCATGTCTGCCATAACTACTGGCTTTGCACCGACTCGTGTATTGGCACCTTTACCAGTCACTGTACCTCGTCCGCCCTTGCCGCCAACTGTACCAATGTGCTTACTGCCGTAATCTGTTTTCTCAGACTTACGTGGTCCACGATATTTTCCGTGCTGGATGTTACCGCCTCGGGATACAAAATCCGAAACTGCATCTTCTCTGACATCGTAATCATCAAAGTCATCGTAGTCGTCTGCAGAACTCTCGGCATCTTTCCAAATTGCAGCTTCAATATCTTCTTCGGCACTTCTGCTTAGAGTTTGAAGTTCCTGACCTGTTGCTAAATTATAAACTTTGTATTCGTCGATTTCGGGATGCTCTTCGGGAGATCCACCGTGATATCCCCACGATGCAGGAGCATACCTTCCAGAAATTGAGTAGTTAACTCCTACATCAATTACATAATCTGGTGCATTGTCCTCGTCGCCGGCGCCGTTTTCCCATGCTTCATATTCTGGATTGATAATTTCTAGTTCTAAGTCGTAACTTCTACCTGCTTCGGTTACTTTCTTAGGAAGACCTTTGTGTGGGGTACTAGCAAAATCTTTAGCATCGCGCTTGCTCATACCCGCAGCGGCTTTCTTCAAGGCAGGGCTCGCGCCCTTGACCTTCTCGCCCTTTTGCATAGCATGAACCATGCCCATGAACTTTTGCTGTTGCTGGCTAACAGCCTTCTCGGCTAGAGTTTGCTCAGCTTCTGCGATATAGTCTGTTAGCTTTTTCATATTAACGCACTTTCTTAACTACAGTGGGCTTTTTGAATGTGTTTGCATACTTAGAAGTTGGCTTTTTAACTTTGATTGCTTCAAGCTCTTCCATAATTTCTGCTTCAAGCATAGCTAGTTCCTTAGCCTCACGCATGGCCATTGGATTGTCCCCTTGGCGATAGCTGTGCTTATGCATGGTCTTTTCTTTATGCATATCAGTGCCCTGACGCAATTGTGTTTCTACGCCTTGAGTTTGTGGGTTAGGTTCGTTGGAATATTCTTCCTCAACTTCTTCGGCGCCCTTATAACCACCCTCGGCATGTGCCAAAGGGATACTAACTACTTCAGCGCCCATCTCTTGTGCGTGGTCTGCAATATCGTGGTCACCATCACCGTCAACATCGCCCATTCCTACCATACCCTTCATACCTGCCAATTTTAACATTTGCATGAGTTCGTCGGCTTTTTCGCCATCGGCGCTAATGCTAACAGTTTTACGTCCTGTGCGAGTATCAATGCTGGTGTTTACACTCATGCCAGAATCGGACTCTCCGCCCATGTCTGCCATCATGCCACATTCGGCTAGGCGAGCTTCGTCAACTTTTTTCTTGTCTTCCTTCTCAGCTTCCTTACCAGTATACTTGTCGCCCTTGACTTGTGTAGCTGGGTGCTTTTTGCCCTTCATATCAGTCCAGGTAGTTTCTTTCTTTTCGGCAGCTTCGTCAACTTTTTTAGATTTATCGTCCTTCTCAGCTTCCTTACCAGTATACTTGTCGCCCTTGACTTGTGTAGCTGGGTGCTTTTTGCCCTTCATATCAGTCCAGGTAGTTTCTTTCTTTTCAGATTCTTTAACTTGATACTTCTTGCCGTCAACTTCAAAGTCGTCTTTACCGGCAGCTTTGGCCTTAGCTAGTTCGCCACTGAACTCGTTACCTTCTTCCATTTCTTCTTCGTCAACTTTTTCTGCAGACTCGATGATGGCATCCATTTTAGCAATTAGTTCGGCAATAGAAGATTCTTTAACACTCTTCTTGTCTGCTATAGCTTTTTTCATTGGCTCTTTTTTATCGCCGTCTTTGTCGACGTCCAAGAAGTCAGGTTTTTTGCCTTCGTCGACTTCCTTTTTCTTGCTGTCTTTTTCAGCTTCTTTTCCTGTGTACTTGTCTCCCTTGACTGCTGTACCCGGGTGCTTATTACCCTTCATATCAGTCCAAGGTTTGTCTGATTTTTCAGCAGCTTCGCTAAGAGTTTGCTTACTTGCTACGGCAGAAAACGCCGCAAAAATTCTGTTAAAGTCCATGTCCATTTTATTTTCCTTTGGGGCTTGGTATTGTATTTTGGCGACTGCCAACGGGGCTTACTATCCCCAGGGGTAAAGAGTCGGTAGTAGTACCGTCGGCTTTTTCCTTGCCAGCAATCTCAAATTTGCTGACTTTGTTTTTCTCAAGTTCCTTGATAAAGCTACCTACTCGAGCTTGGCCAACTAGTGCCTGCGCATTGGGCTCGTCTTCAAGTTCAGCATTTGTTAACAAAGCGCCGGCATCATCTTTGCCATGCGCTTCTGCTGCAATAATTTGTTCGTGTGCATCTTTGGTGTAAACACAAACACGACCTTTATCTAAAAGGGCACGTTCTGCAACGATGTGTGTTAACTGTTCAGTGGTAGTTGGGTATTTTAGCCCAATATCAATGATGTGACATTCGCAAGGTCCCATTTTAGGGAAATCGCTATGTTCCTGGATAGGCAAGCGCTTGGCCTTGCCCATGTTTTCAACACCATATGCTTCCAATGCATTGCGGATTTTAGTTAAATTGTCCTCAGACATTTCTACTTCTGCCAGCTTGATTCGGAATTCATAGGTCTTTTGTGTGTGGTACAGATACTGTGTAAATGGTTTCATATCGGTGACAATTCCTATTATTGATATTTATGCTATTCTAGTTTCTTTGACTCTTTGCTGTCGGCTAAGATTTGCTTTAGCAATTCGTTTCTATCTAAGACTACTGCCTTCCCATCAATTGGCTTGGGCCCGTCACCTTCTTTTGCTGCTGTTTGATCTAAACGCAACTTTTTAAGTTGCAAGTCAATCATTTTTAACTTCTTGTCAATTTTGGCTTGCTTGGCTGTAATAGCATGTCCTAGCAATACTCCGGCAGTTTGCAGAATACTACCACTAAACCTAGCCTCAACATTCATACCCAAGTCCATTAAGTCCTCAAACTTGTCCTTGGCCATTTTAGCTAACTCATCTAGCTCGTTGTCGGCTTCGTCGAGGTCACGCACTTGCGGTAGTGCCTCGTTAATACGGTCGATTATGTTCTCTGCACCAGCTAGTATTTCTCTATTGTGCTCGATTTGATCTTCTATAATTACCGACTCTTCAGTAGTAGCTTCGGGTAAATTAAAGAGTTCTTCTAATTTTTTTGTCATGTAGATATTTAGCGGGTTTTCTTGACACCGGCATAGATATCATCTTCGGTTACAATACGAAACTTTAGCCCTTGCTGTGCGCACCATGCGCGGGCTGCTGTCCATTTGGCCATATTCAAAACTGCGGCAGCACGATCTCTGGGACTGCGAGCACTTTCTAAACTCACTTGACTTTTGGGTTTAACTTCAATTACTTCTGCATGCTTTTGACTGCTTTTGTCAACGTACACAATCATAAAGTCAGGAACGTATACTGTATTTTTACCAGTGAATGGATTACGATACGGTATCATAAACGGCTCACTGGCCCAGTTCACTACCGCTGGGTTGTTGTCACAAAAAGTCATAAAAGTAAATTCCCAACCCGATCGATACGTTGGCGTTTTCTTTCCTACATATTTTTCAGAGTTTTTTACTTGAAACTTGCCGTTTGCATACTTACTCATACTAAGGCCTAATCATCCTAGCCACATACTTAGAAACTGTAGGACTATTGTTTATACCAAGATAACTAGTCCCAACTCGATTCAAGTTCAAAAACATAGTAGTGTAACTGTTGAGCTGAGCACGATCCATTTTCATAAACTGCTGCAAAGTCTCCATAGGATCAACACCCTGGCTAACACTAGTTAATATTACTGCTGCTGCTAGTGCCTTTGCTGATTCTTTAGAGTCAGCAATCTGTTCAAAGTACGCAACTACAGCATCATCTACGTTTTGACTTACCGAAATAGGTGGCAAGTTTGTGTTATTAAAGAATGCTTTTGTGTCTTTGGTGCTGCTGGCGTTGATACTGCCAATGTTACTAGGTTGTGCCATATTAATTTAAAGAGTTGTACTGTGTATTTAGATTTGTAAGTCTATTATTGAATGCTGCAAAGTCTGCATTAAGCTGATCAATGATGGCATCATTTGTGGCACTAATTTCAATTTGCTGATCGATTTGGCGTTGAATTTCTTTTACTGCCGGATCCGATGGGTTGGCGCCAGATTGAATTAAGCTATTTCGAACTGCATCCAATCTCGACACAGCGGCTTCGGCAGCTTGTCTTAACTGTGTCTGTGTGTTTATATCATTTTGCAATGATGCCATGTTACGCTTAGTTTTGTCAATGTTGTTCTCAATAGCCAACATGTCCCCGGGGCTGTTAATGCTTTCCTGATTAGTTGTGCGTAAAGAAGCATCTTCGTCACCGTAGTTGGCTTCACTAACTTCAACAGAATCCGAAACATCCCATGAAGCTAATACATCAGACTCATCTGGCGCTGGCCAATCGTCGTAATCAGTTGCAGGCCATTCTTCTGTTTCATTACTACTAGCGGCTGTTACTTCCTCACTTCGAGTCCCAGAAAAGCCCAATGCAGACAGACCTAGACCAGCTGCGCCGGCTAACCAACTATTGCTACTACCGCCGCCTAAAGCACTTAGGCCAAGTCTAGCACCGATAGTGGTAATATCTTGCGTCAATCCCGGCAAACTGGGCACGAATATTGAACTAGCGGGATTATTGCCCCTTAGTACCCCGGTTCCTAATGAGAGCAACTCACCGATAGCCGCCGATTTCAAATCCATGTTCTTTGCATTTTGAACTCCTTTGAGCCCTTTGAATAAAGCAGCACCGTAGTTGCCCTCGGCCAAATCATGTATTACATCGTCGCCAGTTTCTAGTAATCCGCCGGGGCCTAATATACTGCGAGTCCCTCCACCTGCAGGCGTTAATGGACTTGGCATCTTGTCATAATGCATGTCAATAAAGCCCTTGACATTGCTTGGGGTCACTGATCCATAAAAATACAACACAGACTCGTATTCTATAGTCATTTCATGCTGCATAGTCTCAGACTGACCTTGAGCATGTTCTCCGTGCCTAAAAGATTTAATTATGGGATTGACTAATACGTATTCACTGAATCTCTTTTGGTGCAAACTGTATATCCGTATACTGTTAAGATAAGGTTGACCGAGGCCATTCCTAGGACTAAACCCCCACTTGTCTGTAGAGCGTGTTGGGCTATATTTGTGATTAGTGCGGTATAAAGACTCAGAATAATCAGAGTCCCTGTAGTAATAATTGTAGTAATCAAACCAGAAATTTCTTATTACATCTGCGCTATCATCATGGAATGTAATATTCAGCGGATCAAAGTTAACTTTACTTTGTGCAAAATTTGGACGATTGTATGCGTTATACTTCTTAGTGTCAATAGTAAATTTAGGCAAGGATACATTCTTAACCAACATGCCTATTTCTTTATTTCTATTAGGATTTTGTGGATCTGAGTACTCAGCTGATGGGTTAATATCAAAGAATACATGAAATAAAAACCCAAGTTTGGGCATGAGCTTGTACTGATCGTCAACAAACAGTTTGCTAGCATGACGGTAATCTCTGAGATTATCAGGTGTCAAAGCCTGATTTGCTACAGAGCCGGCAAATTTGAATACATCAGTGAATAAATCAGCCACAATAAGGAATCCTTTACAATATTTATTCCACAAAAAAACCCGACCGCGGTCGGGTTTCAAGTGGTACCAGGGCGTTACATTGTTATATTTTGTCCAATTGTACGTCCGATAAACGTGCCAATTCCGACGCCTCCAGGTGTCTGTACAGCATTATCATACTTGAGAGTAAGAGTAATTTGTACAGGATCGTTGGCGCTATAACTTAGTTCGCCGTAGGCGGCGCTTTGGATATAGCATCCATACAATTCCCATGTCTCGAGCACCGTTGGCTCGTTAACGCCGTTGCCACCATCAAGCATCTCTACACGGCAGATAAATTTATAATCAATACCGGAAGCTGCCGAACTTTGTTCCATAAAGTCGAACTGCTTTTGCACTTGCTCACCGACTAATTTAGTAACGTTACCAGGAGCATCGTCTCGCAATACAACCTGTACATCACTCCAATCAGGCTTTCCGGCTAGTTTCACTTTACTGTTATAAACATCAACTACAATATCACCAAAGGTAACTGTAGGTCTAGCAAAACTTACCACCTGTTTTGTTAGTTCCACTCTATTAGAACTAACTCCGAAGCCCTCAAAACTTGCCCTAAATCTAAAGGGTAGTTTGGGCATTAATAGACCCTGGCTAGATGCGCTTTGATCTGTAGCCAGTGGTACTGTGAATTTTGTCAACGATGCGACTGCCATATTCTTTTCTCCTGTTGCAATTATTTAGCTATTTTTGGCTGGCTAATGAAGCGGGATACCCGCTTCATTATGTACTTACTTTAAGCAGCACCGCCACTAATAGCGCCTGGGTTCTTCAAACGAATCGGGATGTAAATAAATTCAACAGCCTTCATCGGTTCAACAGCAATATCAATATATAGTTCGTTTCTTGCGATACGATCCGAAGTGTTATTGCTAGTGTCACAGACTACCAAGTAGTCATACAAACCACGTTTTGCAATCAAATCATTCAACACACTTTCGACAACTTGCTTTACTTGGTCACGAGTAACCTTGTCGTTAGGCTCAAACAAGAACTGGTTGGCCAATGGTTGCAACACTGTACGTAGATAGTTAACTAAACGTGCTACGTTTACTCGATCTAACGAGCTAGTAGTTGGGTTACGTGTTTTCTGTCCATACACTACTAAACCTGTTCCGTACAATAATGTAATTGGGTTCAAGTTTTGTTCATACATAGCATCACGAATACTGTTGCTGATACCAGTTTTGATAAACAATCCGCTATTTGCATCAACATAACCAATGCCAGTTGCATTGTCGACTAGGCCACGACGTGTACCAGCTGGTGCAAACCACTGATATGCCACGTTGTCATTGCGAATATATGTACGCAACATGATATGACTTGCCGGAACAACAATTTCATTACCACTTAGGTCGTTAGTCAATCCGGCTGGGTAATACAATGCCACGTATGGATCGCGGTTAACTGCTACAGTATTGTTATATTCTGTAATTGCATTGATAGTTGCAGGCATTGTCATTGGGGTGTCGCCAATAATAAAGCCAGTATTGCTACGATCATTGTTTAATGCAATCAAGTTAGGAACCAGCTCTGGGTAACCAGGGCAAACTAACAAGTTGAAGTTGTATCCCTCTTCACGAATATCCAAGCTACCGTCTAATGCAGCCTTAAGAGCACGTACAATTAGGGCACGTTGGGCGTGGTGTCCAGCATACGGTGTTCCGTCTTCCTTGTTTCCGCTGTCAGTGACCCATGCAGCCCTAACATCTGGTAAGACGTCATTTGGGTATGCCTGTTCGTTGAAGTAATTGCTTACATACTGCTTAACGTTATATCCGCTTCGGCGTGTGTTGAACAACAATGTGCCACGTGGGAACAATCTGTAATCAGGTGCATCTAAGTCAATGTAGTTGCTGTGCTGCATTTCTGCGCAACTTGGGTAATCGCCAGTAATCGGATCTGTCGTTCCGCCAGTGTCGTCACTGAATCCGTCCCAACGTGCATCAGCAAATACGATTCCGTTTTGACTTACACGATCTGTGTTGTCAATCAATTGCCACTTGCCAGTTGCAGTGTAACGATAAATCATTGGATAGTTTTCCAAATCATTGCTGTCAAGCCACAAATCGCCAGGAACTAAGTCAGTACTATCGCTTTGAGTTTGTGGCTCACTAGCTGCTACAATAATACCACGCGGATCAGTATCTTGCAAGTTGTAACCACGAGCATCGCGGCTCACATTCTTGTATCCTCTCCATCCGTTAGTGTCGGCAATCATAATGTCAACTGCTGTAGGATCGCTGTAGTACCATAGACGTCCGTCTGCAGGTGCAGTATACGGTTCAGTGGCGCTGAATGTATAACGAGCCAAACGCCAGTTAGTCAATGTAATGCTGCCCGGAACAATGTTTGCCACTACACCTTCGGTGCTAGATGTAAAACCGGCAGTTGTAACTGGATTGTTGCCACCTGTGCTAGTGTTAACTAATGTAATAAATCCGCCGGCAGTGTGAACCATTGTGATAACACCACTGTTGTTTACACGAGCACTTACATGAGGAATGTCAGCAGCTAGGATTGCTGTTACAAAATCGCTAGCGTTAGATCCACTGATTGTGATATTGTAGCTGCTAGGCATGTCTGTACCGGGCTGACTAACCAACATTGTAAATGTATCGCCGGATACAAATGTGCCAGCTGCTGTAGAACCTGCTACAGTAGTTGCGCCACCGCTGCTCAATGTGTAGAACTTAAAGCTCAAGTTTCCATCATTGTTTGTATCGTACTTAACAAAAGTTGCTCCTGCACGGATGCCAGCGCCGCCGCCATTTGCATCTAATCCATAAAGAGCATCATACCCTGTGTTGTACAAAGGTGTAGCTAATTTAGTCCAGCTCTTTAGTGTAGAGTTATACTGCTTTAGTACAAAGTTTGCACCTGCACCAGATACGCTAGTCTTTAACCATACAGAACCTGTAGGGCGAGGAATAGCATCAAATGTGCTCCATGCTGGGTTCTGGTTGAATGGGCCATAGTGCAATGTAGGTGCATAGTATAGTCCTGCGTCAACTCCTAGCTCGGCTAGAGCATTGTTTGTTCCGTCAACTAATGTTACTGCGCCATCAGAGTCAACACCATTGCTTTCGCTCAATGCATTGATATATAGTGCCAAGAATCCGTTCTCAACATCTGCCTCAACACCGTCAATGTTTGCGCCATTGATAATGTTTGCAACTGTGGCAACGTCCGGGGTTCCGCCTGGGATCTGAATCAAGACGCCGTTGATTGTAAAGTCTGCACTGTTAGTAAAATCTGGTGAGTTGTTTGTGCCCTTAACTGTTGCAAAGCTATTTTGCCAGTCGAGTCCTCCAACTTGAATCCAGTTATTCAAGCTATTCTTGTAGAATACATAGTTATTAGCATCGCGAACAACTACGGCGTAAGCCCCAATGGAACCCAAGCTTTGGTTTGGTGTCGGAATGCCAGCTTGCACTGTGATGTCATCCCAGCTAGAAACCACTAAAGGAGTCTTGCTAGTAAATGCATCATTTAGTTGATCATATTGATAAATTCCCCATGCTGTGTCAGCAGTGTCAAACCAATTTGTAGCATCCGGAACTTCTCCAATTGGACGAACTGTTGTTCCCACTAACTCATCAAGGTTGATATCTGCACGAATTGCCCAAACTCGGTTACCCAAGCCTAATGCACTGTAAGCAGCCATCAATCCGTACTCATTCAACTCATCAGCATGCAAAGGAGTTCCGGCAGCGTTAGTGCGGAAGTTCGGTGCGCCAAATGTAGCTACCAACTCGCGCTGGCTGCTGATACCATAGACTTTACCTGCATTTGATTTTTTAGTGCCCGGAGCAATTGCACTGTTTACGACTTTGTTTTCGCCACTAGCAAACAGGACAAAAGGTACTGTACCAACTGCGGTTGGTAGGTATTGACTCTCATCGATAACTGTAATGCTAATGCCTGGTGATACTAATGCGGCCATATTTGTTTTCCTTTTAAAACGACATTGTAGTTATTTATTTCATACCGTCTAAAATGGGCCTGTTGGAGGTCCTTTGCAAAGGTCTACCAATAAATACACTATGTCAAACAGAAAACTATGCCCTACATGCAACAATAATCCGGTAGCCGTCAACTATATCAAGGAAGGACGCACACACTATCGTAGTATGTGCAGTTCTTGCATACACAAAGGGCGTAAAGTTAAGCCTGCGCCGCCGGCTTGGTTTAAAGGGGGCTATAGAAAAAAGCCACATTGCGAAAAATGTGGCTTTAAAGCAAAATACCCCGAAGATCAACTTAGGGTATTTCATCTAGATGGCAACTTACGTAATCATGCTTGGACTAACTTACGTACTATCTGCCTCAACTGTCAACAAGAAGTATTCAAGAGTCGATTGCCTTGGAAACCTGCGGATCTAGTGCCAGATTTTTAAGCTGACTATATAGGTGATCTAGGCCCCGATTGTTGTCGATGCAAGCATCAAACTTTTCGCCAATCCAGCTAGTTTCGCTAGCATGAATGCCCTCGTTAGCCAAGAAGCGCTTGGCGCTGTCGACTCCACGATTGGCCTGGACTGCAATATCATACCAGTGAGGCAAAACGCCCCGCTGAATTTGAATAATTTTCCCGCCCTGATTCCTGATAGCTTGGATTTCGTTAGGGAATCTACAATCGCTGATCACAATGTTATCTTGGGTGCTGCGCAACTTGTTTTCTAAGCCAGCGATCCAGATATCGTCGTGAAATGATTTTCTACAAACTTCTGTGCCCCAATATTGTAACACCCAGCGAGGTGTAAGATTAGGCATGTTAAGTCGTTCAGACCACCATGGGTCTACTTGTTCCCGCCACTCCCGGCTTTCTTTAGTTCTGCCCTCTAGCAGCTCGCGGTCCCAACCAAACACCGAGCTTACTGCATCTTTAAGAATACCAGCAAAGCTGCCGCGCCTAAACTCGTGAAAGTTAACTAGATAGTCTGCTGCTGTATCCTTACCACTTCCAATTAATCCGCAAATACCTATAATCATGAAAAATGCCCTTTACAGAGCATTTTACATTACTAAAGTATTAAGGTCAAATTTAGCAATTCCATTTTCGCAGCGCTAAGGCTTTGCGAGTAGGCTTTCCGTCTTTTTTCATTGGCCCTTTAACTCCACCCATTCTAGCACAAAAACTCTTACGGCGTTTGGCTGCTTTGCTACCGGGTTTGAGTTTGCTTGGCTTGGTTGTTACTGCTGTTTGCAGTTTGCTCCCCGGATTCTCTCTACGATAGCTAGCAACTCCCTTAGCATTAAGTCCGCCATTTTTGTTTTTGCCCGACTTCTTTTGCCATGCTGCGGCCTCGTATAGCTCATTGTCGTCAACACTTTCAAAATCTTCCCAAATTACATCGGCATCTACCCCATGCTCTTGGGCCAGACTTTCGACCATGTCTTCAATAATGTCAAACTGCTCGTCTAATGTTAAATCATTAGAGTCAATATGCTTTTGTAAATCAGATACAATTAATCCCAATAACTCATCAGCTGCACCATCACCCCACTCTAAGCTCTTAACAATTGCTTGGGCCCCTTCAGTTTCAACTTGCTGCACAATATTTTGCAGCATCTCTCTAGTCAGATGTGGCAATCCCTCGGGCTCGCCCTCTGCCTCGTTGGCTTTAGCTCGTCCAGCTTTCATATTGGCCATCCAGTGAGCAAGTTGCCCTTTGCGCCCGCCCTGCTTGGCAACTTTACGAAGAGTACCAACACTAGCTTTAGTGGGCACACCATGACGTTTAGCATCGCCTTTGTCCTGTGGGTTTTTGCCGTCGGCAAAGTTTTCCTCGATGTTTTCAGGAACACAGTTGTTGACTCGAGTGTCCCCTTTCATCTTTGTTCCCTGCTTTTTATAGCCCTTCCAGCATTTAGCATCTAATCGCTGTTTGGTTTCTTCTGTTAATAATTCGTTAATTTTCATAATTTATCCTGTAATCCAAGTCAGTGGCTGAGATCCATCAACATAGGTTTTTAGTTCTTCTTCAAGTTTATCCATCTCGGCTTGCGCTTCAGTTTTAAGTGTATCGCCGTTAAGACTAGAGCCCCCTTGTGGGCCTGCAATTTGCGCAAACTTACTACGAGCCTCACCAACAATTCGTTTGGCAAAACTATATGCATATTCCTGTAACCACGGAAATATCATATGATCGTTTAACAACATCGAATCGGGCTTTTTATTGTATACTTGTAGTAAAACTGTTTCTGCAGGCACATCAGTTAGATTACTCCAGATCTGAGTACTGCGTAGATCCTGAGTTAAAATTTGTGTTGTTTGTAAAGCAGTTTTAGCAACAACTGTGAAAGTCTTGAGAAGGCCGTCAACAGATTCAATTTGGTACGAATTGTTGTACCCGCCCATTCTACAATTGTTAATTGTTATACTGTCCCCAACATTCACGGTCCAGATATCCTCGGTTTCAATAGTGATAGTGCTACCGGGCGCAAGACCATTAGAGTACAATGCTCTGATTCTTACGTAATTGTGCCCTGCGTTAGGGATTTTACGAATCAATGTTAGCTTTTTAGTTGCCGGATTCCAATTGAAATTCATATAACCACCAAACATTTTCATGGCCATTTCTTGGTACTGGGTAAACAACTCGTAATTGGCCAAACCGCCTACCCGGCCAGCAACTAACATATAGGTGTTTAAGTATCCGCTAGCAAATGGTTCAAATTGGCTAGCAGTTGTTCCAGTAACACTACCAATGCCCCTACGGAACACTTGGCGTACTGTCATAATTTCCTGAGGGAGAATGTACTCTTGGACCTCGGGCATGAGATCTAAAAAGACATAACTTTCTTCCTGACTGTTTTGAGCACGTTGGCGATATTTTACTAGGGCCTGCTTGATGGCCATATCATAGTGCTCTTTGTCTAGTTCAACGTCGACAATTTGATCTGCTAAACGCAATCTGATATAATCAACGATTTCTGTGCGTTTTAGATTTAAAGATTCTAGCAGAGATTCGTCATAGGCAATGGGACCTGGGCCGCCTAAATTGTCAGAATATATGCTTTGTGTTCGTGGATTTAATCCGGGTTTGAGTGTTGCCATAGGTAGTCCTGTTACTAGTATTTAGTAACAGAACAGGACTGCAACTATTCGGAAAGTAATTCCCAAATGCCGTATTTTTCGTACTTGGCCCACTCGGGCCCACAAAATGCTAGCTCAAGCTCTCTGTGTCGCAATTGCCGTTGCAAGTCTTGTATTTCAGCAATTGCGCTGGGCCTCTTAGGCAGTTTAGTACAAGTAATCTGACTAATTTTATTAGCTATCCACTCGCACTCGCGTATTATACGACTAGAATACTTGGGATCAGTATTAGGCTGTTTTAAGTAGTAAGGTGTCTTCATTGATACGACCATTGAGTTTAACTTCAACTGCTTTAATATCTTTGAGGAAGGTCCTTAGTGCAATCTTGCCGGCTTTAGCAAACTCTTTCAGTTGCTCCTCGGGCTTACGTAGAGTTTTAGCAACAGATTTGTCTTCGTCGTATCCAACAATTGTTGTGCCTTTAATCGAAAGAGTCTGATAGCTTGCTGCTACATATTTCCCAAGCTTTCGAGTTTTTGTGTTGTAAGTCCAGAGTTCTACTTGCCCAATAATGTCAGCAGGATTGATAGACACCACTTTGAGTAGCTTATCCTCTTTTGCGTACTTGAGTTTTCCAACCAACTTCTCTTTGCTAGGAGCTTTCTTAACTCGAGCCTTCTTCGTTGCCTTTTTAACTCCGCGGTACTGCTCCACTGCCAAGAGTAGTGTGTCAATCCAGCTAATGATTCGTTTGAAGTCGGCTGCTTTGAGATGGCTGTAACCTTCTTTGAGTTGCGCATCTTCTTTGCCCTGTGCCGCAACCAACTCTGCTTTACGTTTATTGTAAAATTCTTCATACTTGCCCAGCTGACTTTGTACTACATTGTTGCTTACGAGAAACTCATACAACTTAGTGGAGTTTTTGACTCCGGTAGCAACATCATCAAATATGCCCTCAAGTTCCCCAATGATCTCGGAAGTCTTTTCATTCAAGCGATCTTGAATAGTGGGCTTGTACACTTCAACTTTGCTGGGTGTTATTTCAACTTCGGCCTCAGGATCTGCATCACTAAGGGCAATGACCTCTAACAAAACTTTTGTCATAAAAGCTGTATGTCGCTCACGGAATGGCATACCTACTCGAGTGGCCATAACCAAACTGCAAGCGGTCATTGGCAACCACTTGTCTCCGCTGCGCTCGAAGCTGCGGATTTGTTCTTTTGTAAACTTGCCCGTAGATTGCATCCACTCAACTACATATTTCTTGCACTGCTTTTGGCTATAGTAATAGTTGTAGTAGTAAAAGCTCTTACGCAGATAGTGATCAAATTCTTCATCTGTATAAGCTTCTGCCTCTGCTGTGTTCCAAACAGGTTCTTCCCCCGTATACTTTTCGTCAAAGAATAAAGGATCGCGCTTTTTTGGCGCTTTTGTACTAATTTTAATGCCGGCTACCGTTGCCATAGTTGTACCCTAAATGTGTAATTAGCTTATTATACACTAAACACAATATTTCGTCAAGAATCAAGAAGTAGTGCAAAAGTTGCAAGTTCTTCTAGATTGCGCACAGCCTCTATGAATCTCTCAGAGATTGAGTTGAATTCGGGCGTTAGTCGTTTTAGTCTGCGACACGTAACCGCTTCTTTTGAAAGATCTGTTACTAAATTCTCACAAGTCCGTGCCATTTGCAACAGATCTTTTTTGCTTCTGTAGTTTTTAACCCCAGCGATTCTAGCCTCGAGTTCACGAAAAGATTCGAGAGTTTGGAGAAATTCTTCAGTAAGCATGCCCAAATTATACAACAAAGATAACCGAATGTCTAGTCCATAAATATAACAATTAAGGTAGAGAATATGCCACGTTTAAGCCTTTGGCGCGACAACCATTCGAATGATTACAAATTCACCGATCGTAGAATATCGGAGATGTTTACAATCGGCGGTACCGGAGTACTAGTACATAAGTACCTCGGAACAAGAAATCAAGGGGTCGACGATCTTACCCAGCCGCAATACACAAATCAAAGTGAGCAAAATATCCAGGACGTGCTGTTCTTGGAAAACAGAGATCGCAAATACGACTCCAGTGTGTACACTATGCGAGGAATTTATCAAGTCAGCGATAGCGATTTTGATCTAACGCAATTTGGATTGTTTTTGTCAACTGGAACTCTTTTCCTAACTTTCCACATCAACGACATGGTAGAGACTATTGGTCGTAAAATTATGAGCGGGGATGTCATTGAACTAACCCACCTTACAGATTACGATGCCTTAGATGACTTGCCAGTAGCATTAAAAAGATTCTTTATTGTAGGCGATTGCAGCCGAGCTAGCGAAGGATTTAGTCCCACTTGGTGGCCCCATCTATGGAGATGTAAGATTAGCCCGCTAGTTGATAGCCAAGAATACAAAGATATCCTAAACAAAGTGCAGACAGCATCAACTGGGGAAGATATGAGTTTGCGTGATATTATCAGCACTTACAACAAATACAACGATATCAACGATGCTATTGTCGGGCAAGCTGAAGTTGATGTTCCGCAAAGTGGATACGATACTAGTTTGATTTTTGTGCAACCGGTAACCGCAGAGGGCGAAATGACTCCGTCTAAAGTAGCAACTGCCGATAACTTTTCTGCACTAAACGCCAACGCAAGCGACAGCACTACTGCTGCGGATACGCAATTAATTACCCCAGATGCAAAAGTTTCGGGTTGGTTAACCGGCGACGGACTAGCACCCAATGGACTGCCGGTGGAAAGCGGAATAGCTTTCCCAATGGCTCCGACACTAGGGGATTACTGCTTACGTCTAGACTATTCGCCTAACAGACTGTTTAGATACGACGGAAGACGCTGGGTTAAGATTGAAGATGCTATTAGATCCAAGCTGACCCCGGGCGTAGAGAACAAAACGCTCAAAAGTGGGTTTGTTAATAACCAAGATACATACACCGATTATGCTGGCACCCACGAACAGCGACAAGGGCTTAGTCAAGCTCTTAAACCCAAGGCCGACAACTAATGAGTTACACCACATTCTTTTACGATCATCAAATTCGCAGATTCCTTACTCAATTTATAAGGATCATGAGCAACTTCCAAGTTCAACTTAGCAACGACGACCAGGGCGGTGCAGTGTATCAGCGAGTGCCAGTGTTTTACGGTGATGCTAGCAGACAGGCTAGTCAGATTCTAAGATCTAATAGCGAAAATACAATTAAAGCAGTACCAGCAATGGCTGTACATATCAATGCACTCACCTATGATCGAGATCGTGTACAAGAACCCAACTTTGTTAGCAAAATGAATATTCGTACTAGATACTTTGACGAATCTACAGGGCAGTACACAAATCAACAAGGCGGAACGTATACAGTTGAAAGATTGATGCCGGTGCCATACAGACTAACGCTCAAAGTTGACGTCTGGACTAGTAATACCGAACAGAAACTGATGCTGTTAGAACAAATTATGATCATGTTCAACCCAGCAATGGAGATTCAGAGTACCGATAACTATATCGACTGGACTAGCTTGAGCTATGTATTACTGACTGATATCGGGTGGAGTAACCGCAGTGTACCTATGGGAACCGAGGAATCCATCGATATTGCTACACTGACTTTCGAATTACCTATTTGGATTAGTGCCCCTGCAAAGGTCAAACAACTAGGCGTTATTAAGAAAATTATCAACAGCATATACGACGCCAATGGTAACTTAATAGACATCGCCGGCGATGGAGATGTAGCAGGCTATTCTAAAATGTCCGACCAAAGCTTGACGTTTGATAACTTTACAGTAGTCTACCAAGGAAATACTCTCAAACTGCTAAAGAGAAATGATATTGTTGCTACCGAAACTAAAATTACACAAGAACTCGAAATAAGAATGCGCCACTCATGGCAGGCATTACTGAGTGTGTACGGTACTTTACAAAATGGTCTTAGTCAAATTAGATTACTGCAAAGCAATGGCAGTGAGTTAGTAGGAACCGTTGCATTCCACCCTACAGATGATACTTTGTTATTGTATACCCCCGACGTTGATACTATGCCCGGAAACACTATAGGTGCAATCAATGCCATTATCAATCCACAAAATATCGACGTTGACGTGTACTTAACCAATCCAACTACCGGCACACGGTATTTGTTGCTACACGGCGTCGGCCACGATGGGGATACAGAACTTGCACCTGCATGGAACCCAGAAGGTCAGCGACCTCTTGTGGCCAATGCCAATGATATAGTAGAATACAATGGTATACACTGGGCTGTGGCATTTGATAGCCAAACAGAACAAGATGTAGCTTATGTAACCAATATGACTACTGGTATACAATATAAATGGCAAAATGGCAACTGGAGTAAAAGTGTCGAAGGACGCTACGATGGTGCTAACTGGAGTTTGAGACTTTGATTGAAGGAACCGGTGCGCTAATTTATAGCATACGCACTAAGAGATATCTATTTGTGCTAAGAAACGGTGCCAAGTATTCGGGCACCTGGGGTCTCCCTGGAGGGAAAATAGATCCAGGTGAAACTGTGGCGCAAGCGCTGGCACGTGAAATTGAAGAAGAACTTGGCGGGGTAATCAGGGATAGTAAGCTGTACCCTATAGAACAGTTTACCAGCGACAATCAAAAATTTAGATATCACACATTTTTGATACCAGTTGACGACGAATTTATACCCGACTTAAACAACGAGCATCGGGGATATGCATGGTGCGCAATAGACGATTACCCGAGACCATTGCATCCCGGGGTTTGGCGCACCATTAGTTTCAGCGAAGTTGTTAACAAGCTAAAAACTGTGCAGAAACTGCTAGATCAAGAAGGCGTAAAGAGATCTGAGTAATTGTGCAATAGCCAAGCTAATGCAGCATCAACATCTCTAAACGGCGCACCCGATTCACTATTAAATGGCTGGTGTATGATGTGCTGACCTCGCTCATACACATCTAAAACGCCACGCTCAAATGTATAACTGATGTATTCTTTTATTTTCATATTATTACCTACTAGTTATATTTAGCGGCGTACGAAATGGTAATCGCCATCGGGACCGTTGTCGCTAAACATGCCTTGACACGCAAATCCAATTGAGTCCATATAAGCAATCACTTCATCTCTTAATGGCGCTCCTGTATTATATTCCACTTTTTGCAATTCTAAGATAACGTGCTGTGCATGCTTGATAACCCCAAGCGATCCCCGTATGATATCTAATTCTGCACCTTGTACATCAATTTTAACCAAGTCTGGCAGAGGCCACTGATTATTAGATACCACATCACTTAGAGATTGAGTAATGTACTGACGCTTGTGTGATTCGTTAAAATATTCAGGTACACTGGGATTGTATGCTACATTCTCTTTGTAGTAGCTGTTTCCGCCAGGAAAGTAATCATTTTGCCAGAACTCAACAGATTTTCCAGACACATCGCTAATCACGCCAATATTGTAATCGATACCCTGCTCCTTGTATAAAAATTCAGCAGCTGGCATAGCATCAAATGCTACAAATTTTGCATCAGGCCAAGTTCTTTTTGCTGCATCAGTCCAATGCAATACGCAACTACCAATGTCGTATACAACCGCAGGAGTGAACCCAAACTCATTCTTCATCTTGGTTAGGTAATCTCTATGAGGCTGTGGTAACAAAGGCCGATTCTTGAGATTTCGCAAATGAGTATTGATCTCGGGCTCAGTAGGCAGATTTGACTTAGTAACACCAACTAAAAACTCAGTACTACCAATATGTCTGCAATGGATAGTAGTATCGGCCCAAATCCTGAAACCTTTAGCTAATGCTTTTCTGCAGAAATCAACGTCCTCAGAAACAGTGTTGCTATGATCAATTGCACTATGATACTCAAAGTGCGGGTAAGGCATCGAACGCATAACTTCGGCTTTGACTAGTACGCACCCAAATCCACAACTGGCAATTTCTACTAGTCCACGGCCAGCAATTTTTCCGTAGGGTACATTTGTTACGCCGCCATGGCCATTGTGCTCGTATATTTCCAATATGTGTTGCCCGGGCTTGCGCTGAATGTAAAGCCCCGAGACCATGTCCACATTGTGTGCAAGTAATCGTTTAAGAGTGTCGGGACTAAACGCAATGTCACTGTCTACACTAAACAGATAATCAAACCCTTTAACTACCCAATCTGCGATCAGGTTGCGAACCTGATCAATATTGTATCCATAGAAGAACTGAAAGGTTGTTTCATACCCCTCGGGTACTTCTAAATCGTAAATGCTCTTGAAGGTATCAGGTTCAATATTACGTGCTGTGGGAATTGCTATTAATATCTTTTTTTTTGGTTGTGTCATTTTATTTAAAATTATTGCAGCATTGGTGTTCTGTTCTACTGCGTTTACTTTGTAATCATTCAGGGGGCTTGCATCATTGTAATTATACACTACTTCTTGCAAGCATTTGACTTTATCGGGGTCGGCGGCTTCAATTAAACTATAAAAAGTGCTACCATCGCCGCCGGCACGAAACCACTTACCGCTGTCATCTTGAAAACTGCTGTCCGGAATACCCTTGATTAGTCTCTGCTTGAATGTTCGTAAGTGAGTATAAGGCATGTTCCAGTTAAACTTGTGCTGCCTGTAGGACTTAGACTGCTTAATATGATCTGGATAGGGTTGGCTAATTAATGGAATATTGTCAACTACACTCCAGCAACTGCCGTAAGTAAACTCTGTGCTACCATCGTAGATACTGTTGTAGTAATCAAAAATAGTGTTATCATTTACTAGGCTGTCATCGCCGTCTAGAATCATAACAATAGCTTCGGGCTCAGATAAACCGCGAATTACCGATACTTGATTAGCAACTGCCCCAACATTTTCTAGATTGTTAAGAACCACAAACTTACGCTTGATATCATCGGGCAGCTGATTCAATGCACCATAAAGATACTGCAAGGTATTATCAGTACTAGCATCATTAACCAAGTAAACTTGATAATTGCTGTAATCCTGTGCAGCGATACTAGCAATACACTTGCCAATATATTGTTCACAATTGTAGAATGTACTGATAACAACAATAGGCTGTTCGGTGCCGGCTTTGTAGTGATCAAACTCAACTGGATTGGTATAGCGTCTGCCCCATAACTTATGTACTTTACGATTTATTTTAGTAACTTGTTGGTACTCGCTTCTAGGAAGATAGTGCCCTGTTTGTTTAAAAATAAATTGCTTCCATTGCAGTGCTACACTGTCCCAACCAGCAATGTCCTTAATGGCATTGCAATAATACTGCTTTTGCTGATGCAAATACGTATTATGATATGCCTGTATAGTTTCATAGGCAAACTTTTTAACTTGTTCTGGGCTATTGATATCGGGAAAAAGTCCATTGGGTTCGATGGAGTAATCAATCTTGTAACTAGCACCGTCTAATGCAATTTCTTCCAATGCCCCAAATCTGCAAGTAATTACCGGGGTATTATACAACAAACTTTCTAGAGTAGAAATACCAAAAGTCTCGGGAAAAGCCGAGGGGTAGATCATAAAGTTTGCCTGTGTTAAAATCTCGCCAATTTCTCGTTGCGGAATTACTCCAGTGAACTCAATGCCCATCTGTGCGTACTTGGGATCAGCTACCATTCGACGCCAATCTTGTTCTTGTGCATCAGGTCCGCTGCTGTCACTAAATCTGTAATACCCCCCAATGACTTTGAGTCGGGCTTGAGGGATATTCTGTTTGACTATGGGCCATACTTGGTTTACTAGAGGGATCATGCCCTTAGTAACACTAGCGTTGTAAACGAACAAGTTACGATCTTTAGCTGCAATATCAACATGTTTGTTATAGCATCGGGCACCGTTTCGGGTAATGAACAGCTTGTTCTTTAATACCTCAAAATTGCGACGACGGCCATGATGGCAATTGGCCACATACGTCAAGTGAAAGTCGCTAAGTGTAAAGATATCAGTGATGCGATTGGATACTGCTAGTTCCTCGATCATGTTGTCGCCAAGACAAAATGTATCGTGCATCCAAAGCACACGCATCTTTGCCCGGCTAACAATGCGATTGTACAAGTCATATGTCTGCAAAGGCATTGCACGGGCATCATTTAATTCCGGATAACGTGCAGGATCAACGAAAGGAATAATCGTGCGGCTGCTTACTACAACGTCAAAAACATGATCGTTAACTAACTCAGAAATGGGGCGATATGTAACTCGATTGTAAATGCCCGGGCGAGCATGATCGATATTGCAGTTGTTAAAAACAGTAACATCAAATCCCAATTGGGCCAATTCTTCGGCCATAAAAGTTACAGCACTTTCGGATCCGCCTAGCCCCTGTGCGTGGACTGTGGTTCCATCGTAGGGCAATCCGATAATATCTATAATTGCAATCTTCATATGCTATTATATAGCCAAGTACGAAGATTGTCAAAAATATATTTTGGCTGTTCGTGCGTTACAACTTATCTAAAAACTGCAATGCTAATTTGGTTAGCATTGATTAGGGACCCGGCAGTATTGTGACTATTAACTTGTATAGTAGAACTAGTATCCATGTATGGCGAAGCATACCCGCCGTCAACTCCGAGAATTCTAGCGGTGCCAGTTACGCATCCGTTAGCATCATCGAGGGCGTTGGTTAATGTTACTACATATTGCCCTGTTGCACTCCTGGTGACAGAGGACACATTGAACGATGATCTAATAGAGGGAGGGGTCGCCGATCCGTCAAAGTTTACCCATGCTCTACATAAAGTACCAATTCCTGTACCACTAGCAGCACTACCAGTATATCCTATTACACCCTGACTACCAGTATAACCACTAGGCTGTAGGCCAAAATTAGTTGTTAGTAATTGTTGTAAGCTTTGATCGCTCATATTAATCCATTCTACTTTATTCTAATATTTAGCCAAGTCAAAAATATCTTAAATTACTTTGGTTTAAATGCAGCCGTCGGTGGAATAAAGTTTGCAGTATATCTTGCAAAGCCTGTAGTGATTCTGAAGTCTTGGATGTACCCAGAATAATTGGCCCAAATATCGCCTGAGCCAATAGACAGCGTGTTCAACACTAGATTGTTAGAGTCCGTACTGGTATTTTTAAGCACGCCGTCGAAGAAAAATCTAAGACTTCCTCCGGTTCGAGTAATAGCAATATGACGCCATACGTTTGGTGTTATTGCTTGCCCAGCATTCGACGGCCACGCGGCCCCTGACCCATATGCATAATTACCTTGATACTGAATCATACCCACACCAGCTGTGCCTCCCCAAAGACCTATACTAAATATAAATCTATCTGCGGAATCTAATGAATACAACCAGAATTCTATAGTGAAAGCACCCGTACCAAATTGGAGCAGAGGAGTCGAAGTCAATGCTAATCTATCGCCAGTACCATCAAAGTACATACTACTTCCGCCAAACTTGCTAACTGCGGTAGATATCTTTGCATCACCTACAGTTTCTAAATTAAATGTTTGACTAGAATTAATCACTGCACCACTAGTACCATTCAACAGTAGTGTAGTGTTTGTTATTGGTGTTGGTGGACGATTTGCCGGTACAAAATTTGAAGTGTATAACGCTATACCTTTTAACACCCGAACACCTGCAATATATCCAACAAAATGCCTGTCCGGACCGGATCTAGCTCCAATAGTCATTGCAACACCGTTATTGGGCCAAGAAGTAGCAATACCTGCAGAAAATGCCAAGACCCCATCGCGGTACCCAAATATTGCATTAGACCGCTGAACCACTGCCAAGTGTATCCATGTATTGGCCGTTGCGGATCCTAGACTGCCAGCAGCCGGATTTCCTATTTGGGCTTGTAGAGTGCCATTTTCATTTTTTATAAACCAATTTGCTACAGTAGTACTATTCATACCCATAATATGAGTCAATACCGAAGTAGAGCCAGTTATGTATATCCAGCATTCTGCCGTAAAATCTGTTCCGGCAGCCGGAATCATTGCCGCATTATATGGTATAGTTAAATAATCGCCTGTACCATCAAAATACATACTGCCACCGTTTACTTGTGGCGTATAATTTTGTTTAGTAGAATAAGACAATATATAGGGCGTAAATGTAGATAGTCTAGTCCCAGTGCCCGTTACTGTTATTGCATAAGCATTTGCGCTGCCGTCAACTACGGTGGCAGCGTGACACAATAATAGTTGGGTACCCGAGATTGGGGTCAATGGTGCAGTAGGCGGAGTAAACGTAGAAGTATATACTGCCGATCCTACTACAATTCTAGCATTACTAATATACCCGGTGAAATCATAACTAGTACCACCAACAGTCCAACTGCCAACTTGAATTAATGTTGCTGTAGAATCGTATGCAGATGTTCCTGTATTTTCTAGTACCCCGTTTACAAAAACTCTTACTGTAGAGCCTTGTCTCGAAATGGCACAATGACACCATGCACCTGTTGGGATGTCGCTGGTACTATAGAGAAAGTTTGTGGAGGCAAATTGAGCTCGAAGTTTTTGCCCTTCAACGGCCATATTCCAGCCGCCGGTGTTAGTCGAACCGCCGGTAATAATATTTTCATCTGCAGATGTACTTGTTCTATAGACCCATGCTTCATATGTAAAATCCTGTGTTCCTATAGCACTAGTTAGAGTTGCAGACAATGTATTGCCGCC